CAAGCCTACATTGTTGCATGGCTTTCTTGGCCCTGCAGTTGATGTGCCTGTGCCGTTGTCTCCTTACATGAAAGGTGGTGTACTTGTTAGCCCCATGGAGAATGCCCTGGAGGCGAACAAGTCTGATGTTCGTATTATTGACCCTGACGATCCTGTGTGGATTCAAGCCATGCATGTTGCTGGGAAGTTGTTCACTCAGCGGACATCCAGCGTCGAGCGCCGAATACTTACCTTTGAGGAGGCGATTATTGGTGACCCCATATTGAAGCTTAAGGCTATCAATCGGAAGAGTTCCGCAGGATATCCTTACGTGCTCGATAAGCGGGCTGGCAAGAAGGCGTTTTTCGGCACGGCCGATGACTACGACCTTAATACCCCCGACTGTAAGCAGTTACGAGAGGACACCACGCGCTTGATTTTCGATGCGCGGCAGGGCATCAGGCCAGCGGTCATTTATAATGACTTTCTGAAGGATGAACGTCGTTCGCCTGAGAAGGTGAATGCTGGCATGGCGAGGTTGATATCCTCCAGTCCTTTGCATTATACTGTTCCTGTGAGGATGTATTATGGCAACATATTATCTGCCATGTTCAACAATTCGGTTGAGACTGGCCTCGCTCCAGGTATGTGTACGTATCAAGACTGGGGGCTGCTCGCCACGCGTTTGACACGTTTTGGAGATGCCGTCTTTGATGGTGACTTCAAGCGCTTCGATTCTACCCAGCAACCGGGTCTCCTTTACATCATACGTGATTGGATTAACCGTTGGTATGATGGTACGGCTGAGGAGACACTTATACGCAATGTCCTCTTTGAGGACCTCGTGCACTCGCGCCACATTAATGGTGTGTATGTGTACCAGTGGAATAAGTGTCTCCCCAGTGGCAACCCACTTACCACGCTTATCAATTCTTTGTTCTCCTTGCTGATGTTAGTTTATGCTTACATTCAGCTGACAGGGGACTGGGTCGGTTTCTGGGACCACGTGTTTGCGAACACGTTTGGTGATGACAATATTTGTAACGTCGACGAACATGTGCGTGACAAGTTTAATCTTGTCACTGTACAGAGTGAGTTGGCCAAGATTGGTATGACATACACGGCAGGGTCCAAGGAGGCTACAGACAGACCATATCAGGCTCTGTCTGAGTGTACCTTCCTGAAGCGTGGCTTTAGGTATGATGAGGATGAGCACAAGTGGCTCTGTCCTCTTGCGCTCAATTCGTTCTTACAGACCTTTTATTGGTGTAAGAACCCCCTTTTCTACCATTCCACGATCATCAGCGACATCGAGAATGCCTTTCAGGAACTCTCGATGTGGCCCCAGCAGACCTGGGATGAGTTTGCCCCCAGGCTTCGGGATGCCTTGAGGAAGCATGACCGAACAGTTGAGCCTCAAGCGCCAGTGTGCAGGAAGAGCTATCTTCGGATAGTTTTGAGCCGCACGGACTGGTACTAACATTGCAAATACGCACCACGTAGATGTACATATTTGAGCCTCTTAAATATCGTGGTGGACAGGGCGTGTTAGTGGTCCTAGCTTTTTAGCTTTACTACTCAGGATGGACCTTAACATCCAGAGAAGGGCTCTGGGGTTGCTGGTTGAGACGCCAGCTTCCTTTAATATGTCTCGCTGATAAAAATAACCCTAATACCGGGCATTTGTCCCGAGACGATACAGAGGTGTGTGATAATATCACCTCTGTCACCATTGATGGTGCACCGGAATCTACTGGCGTTACTACCTTCGTACAGGAGGCGTGTACGTCGGTTGAGGTTCTGGGAGCACATTTTAAACCTGGCCATCTTTCGAGGGGCCAGTCGGACTTCCAGGACTTGAAGGAGTATTTTAGGAGACCCAGGCTTATTGGGTTAGGCTCTATACCTGCAAGTAATCGTGGCCTTTTCACGTCATCCACCATCACACCCACTGTTTTGTTTCAGACCCGTTTTCCTGACGGGGTTGAGCGACTGAAGGGAGTGTATGGTGTGCGGTTCAGGCTTGTGTT